GGATCTGGTAACGTAAACTGCGGTGGATAAGGTATAAATAATACTATGAGCACAGAAATTCTATCAGACGCAAATCCAAATAGAGTCGGGGTAACTGCTAAAGTTATGGCCCGTGTAAAGCCATATACTGATTTAGATTTGCGTTTTAAGCCACATCCAAACTTTGGTGATGTGGTACCATTAAAAGATATTGCTGCGATTAAAAATTCTATTCGCACTATCTTATTAACAAATAAAGGTGAAAGACCTTTTCAGCCAAACTTTGGTTGTAATATTACTGGCTATCTTTTTGAGCAGCCAGATCCAATTACATTATCTTTTTTAGAAGATGAAATTAAAGATGCATTAGCTCAATATGAACCAAGGGTAGTAACTACTAGTGTAAAGGTGCAAGACAATACTGATGCAAATGCCTTATTTGTTTCTGTAAATTGCATTTTAGTTTCTACACAACAACCAATTGACGTTGAATTATTTTTAGAGAGAACTCGATAAATGGCACAAATTAAGAACGTAACAGAACTTGATTTCGATCAGATTAAAACCAATCTGAAAGTCTTTTTAAGTTCTCAAGATAAATTCAATGATTATGATTTTGATGGCGCAGGGATGAATGTCTTATTAGATATTCTTTCTTATAATACTCAATACAATGCTTTACTAGCGCACATGACAATGAATGAAGCATTTTTAGATTCAGCTCAGGTAAGATCTAATGCTGTATCTCATGCTAAAAATCTAGGTTATATTCCTCAATCAAATAGAGCTGCTCAAGCTTATATGAAAATTACTGTAACTGGAGATGCTGATTCTCCTGCAGAATTACAAATTCCAAAAGGTACTACTTTTACTGGTCAAATTGGATCAAATACTTATACATACGTAACTAATGGATCCTTTTTAGCAACTAAAAACGCGTTTAATAATCAATATGTGTTTAATAATGTTATTGCGCATGAAGGCAAATTGGTAAATCTTACTTATAGAGTAGATAATAAAGAAGAGTTTCAAAAATTTAGAATTGGTGATCCTAAGGTAGATACTTCAACTATGGTTGTTAGAGTTCGCGAATCTTTAACTTCTTCTGACTATGATACTTATACTTATTATGATAATTTAGTAGGTGTTACTAATGAGTCAAAAGTTTATTATCTACAAGAAAATGCAAATGGACAATATGAATTTTACTTTGGTGACGGAGTTTTAGGATACAAACCAATCACAGGTCAGATAGTAGAATTAACTTATATTTCTACAAATGGATTAGAAGGTAATGGTTCAAAAGAGTTTTCAGCTAATTCTCCTATTGGAGGATTTACTTCTATTCTAGTAGAACTTGCTGATGGATTTACAAAAACAGTAACTGGTTCAGATAAAGAAACTTTAGAATCAATTAAGTTCAATGCTCCTAAAAAGTTTGCTACTCAAAATAGAGCAGTGACTTCAGAAGATTATAAATCTATCTTAAGAGCAGAATATGATTTTATTGAAGATATTTCAGTTTGGGGAGGTGATGTAGCAGTTCCTCCGGTATATGGTAAAGTTTATATTTCAATTAAACCTAAAGATTCTGAAGTTTTAACAGAATCTTCTAAAACAACGATTAGAAGATTTTTAGCTACAAGAAACGTTGGGTCAATTACTGCTGAGTTGATTGATCCAGATTATACATTCATTACAATGGATATATTCTTTAAATACGATCCTAATACTACGTCAAGAACTTTAGAGCAGCTAAAATCCGCTATTAGACAAACTGTTTCTAACTATAACGATATTGTACTAGAAAAATATGATGGAGTATTAAGACAATCCAATTTATTAAAAGCTATTGACGATACTGATCAAGGAATTTTAAACTCTGTAATTAGATTAAAAATGCATAAGCATATGGATCCTATTTCTGGAACACCAGCAACTTATACATTACAATTTTCTTCACCAATGTATAAGAGCGATTCAAATGAGTCTATCATTTCAACAAGCCAATTTACAGTAAATGGGATTGAGTGTGTTGCTACTGATATTCCAATTGCAGGTTCAGTAAATCACCAAATTCAAATTGTATCAGCTTCAACAGGCAATATTGTAATTGCAAATGCTGGAACTGTTTATGTTGATGAGGGTAGAGTAGAATTTACATCATTGCAAATTGATTCTACTGCAGAAGTTCTAATTTATGCTTCTCCTGATTCGAATGATATTGCTCCAAAATTTAATCAAATTGTAAAAATAGAAATGGATGAAACTCCAGGAATTACAGTAACTGGAGAAGAAGACTTAATTGCAACATTAGGTTCTGCTGGAGCCTCAGAATATACAACGTTCCCAAGACATGACTGATAATAAAAATACAGAATCAACAAGAATTGAGACTTTAATTCCTCAGCAGCTAATCAATGATTCAGCTGCTCTTGTTGAATTTCTTAAAGAGTATTATAAATTTTTAAGCCAATCTGGCCAGCCTACTAATGTTATTGAAAATATAGTAGAAAATAAAGATTTAGATACTGCCATTGAAAAATATATTTCTCTTGTTGAAAAAGAAATTGGTTATGGAATGGTTTCCAGAATGGAAGCCAATAAAACAAATGTATATAAAAACATTGAAGAATTTTATGATGCAAAAGGTTCTTTAGATTCTTTTAAGCTTTTATTTAGATTATTATATAATACTGAAATTGAAGTTGCTTTACCAAAAGAGCAAATTTTAATTGCTTCTGATGGTAGATGGGAACAACAAAACGTTGTTTATGCGCAAACTATATCTGGAAATATCTTTTCAATTGTAAATACACAAATAGATATTGTTAACACTAACGGAACTATTGTTCAAGTAGAAGTTGAAAGAGTACGTTTTGTTAGAGATAGTGTATATGAAATAACTATTAATCAAAACTTTGTTGGAAACATTTTAGATGACGCAACAATTACTACAACGGAATATTCTGGTCAATTAATTAATGCTCTTGGATCATTTAGAATTATTCAACCTGGTAGAAATTTTTCTATAGGTCAAATTTTAGAAATTGATGATGGATCAATTGATGGCTTAAAATCTCTAATAAAAATTACGAGTGTAGATTCTAATGGTGCTATACTTAATTTTGAATTTATTCAATTTGGCACGGAATATCAAAGTGATTTTACATCGTATTTAACGCCGACATTTTTTAACTCAGACTTTGAACAAAATCCGGCTGATTTTGGATTTCCAAATGCAGATCGCTTTGGTAGAGTTTTTGAATCTTTATCTACTAATGAATATGTTTCTATTGAACTAAATCCATATTCATTAAATTATTTTGCTTCTGACTACACAGAAGGATCTAGACATGTAGGCAGTTATGATGCTGTATATAACCAAGATCCTGAGTCAGAAACTATTGACCAAGAAGTTATTGATCCTAATTCAGATATAGATGCAACACAAACCAATAGAGCTATTATTGAATTTAGAAATACACCAATTTCTAAATATTCTGGTGCATTTACTACAAATAATGGATTCTTATCTGATGATATTTACTTACAAGATAATAACTATTATCAAGTATATTCTTATGTAATTAAATCTGATCAAAGATTTACTGATTATGAAAATATTGTTAGAAAAGCTATTCATCCAGCTGGTATGGCTATGTTTGGCCAATTCCAAATTACTAATGAAATTGATGCGTCTGCAGCTATAACTGCAATGGTTAAGTTCTTCTCAGAACGACTAATTGATTCTGTTGATACTATTGAAAATATTGCAAAATTAATTATTAAACCTGTTGATGACGAAATTATAACAGAATCTTTCTTAAATTGGGAACTAACAAAACCATTAGAAAATAATATTGTAATAGAAGATCTTCCATTAAAAGAAGTTCAAAAGGGATTTAGTGATACACAACCAATATTAGAGCAAATTACAGATATTACTTTAGGTAAAAACTTTATAGACGAAGCAAATCCTAATGACGGCGGAGTTTCAGCTGATGAGAATTTAGTTTATGCTTTAGACTATTTTTCTCAAGATTATTGTGAAGGCTTAACCTTTGAAGAATCTACACATACTATTGAATTAACTAAATCTATAGTTGATACTGCAGGAATATACGATAGTGGAACTATAGCTACAACACCAGACGCATATGCTTTAGACTATTTTGCAGAAGTATATAGTGAAGGAATTATTGTAAGTGGACCAAAAATAGAGTTTAGAAAAAATATCAGCGATACTGTAGAAGTAGAATCTATACCTGAATTAATATCTAATTCAAAAGGTGGCTTTAGTGCTATAGCTGACACTAACGATGAAATAAATCAATTTAATATAAGTAAAAACATAGATTCAAATATTAATATTTCTGATGCCATTCAAATTAGTAAAAATAAAGCTCTAGAAGATAGTATAAATATTAGTGAGTTTGGTACACTTGATATGAATGATTATTCATTAAATTATTTCAGTGAGCCATATGTCGAAAAAATATACAATTTTTAATTAACCACCCTAAGGAGATTATTCAAAATGAATATGAACGAATTGCTTAAAGCAACTGGCCAAGTATCAATTGAGGTATTTGATCCGGCCGGAAATTTAAAAGAAAAAGCTCACATTCCAAACTTGGTTGTTCAAGTTGGTCGTGATTTTATTGCTGCACGTATGAAAGATGCTACAGAAAATGTAATGTCTCATATGGCTGTTGGTGAAGATAGTACTTCTCCAGTTGCAGGAAATACAGTACTAGGCACTGAAGCTGGCCGTGTTGCATTAGATTCAACAGATGTTGTAAATAATATTGTAACATATACAGCAACATTCCCTGCTGGCACTGGCACAGGCGCGCTAACAGAAGCAGGTGTTTTTAACGATTCTAATGCAGGTACAATGCTATGCCGTACAACATTTGCTGTTGTTAATAAAGCAGCTGCGGACTCAATGGTCATTACTTGGGCTATTACAATTTCATAATAATAACTAGCGAGAATTAACTCATGTCGGCTGTCATCACACCATTATTTCATGCGAATATTGCAAGATCTATTTATGAAGAAGTTCAAAATAGATCTTCGATATATCATTATTTTATTGGAAAGACATTAGTGTGGGAAGACGAGTTAACTCCTCCAGTACCTTCTCAATATCAACTATATGAAAATGATGTTAGAAATAATATTATTCAGACAAAGCAGATAGCTATTAATGATGTTGCTTTAGTTGTTCCTAGAATAAATTGGGTAGGTGGAATTACATATGATATGTTTGATGATAATATATCAGTCGCAAATCCGGCTACAAGTGGAGCTACAAGCTTAAAAGAAGCTAGATTTTATGTAATTACAGAAGATTTTAATATCTATAAATGTATCTTTAATAATAATGGTGGAGTATCTACAGTTGAGCCAACCGGGACAAGTTCTACTAATTTTGAAACATCAGATGGATATATTTGGAAATTTATTTCTTTTATTCCTCTGGGTCTTCGTAATAAGTTTATGACTCCAGATTTTGTTCCTATTACTAAATCTATTAAAAATCAATATTATTCTTCTGGTACTATCACTGCATATAATATTTTAGATGGTGGTCAAGATTATAATCCTGATGAAACATATTTAGTGATTCAGGGTGATGGATCTGGACCTTCTAGAAAAAATGTAGCAGAAACAATCACTTTTAATGTGGAAGTTGCAAGTGGAACTAATGATTACGGTTCCGGAAATAAGTACTATATTGATAACTCAGTATCTCCAGATATTAAATTATTAGAAGGAAATACCTATAGATTTGATCAATCCGATTCTAGCAATACTGGACATCCTTTAAAATTTTCTATTACACCAGATGGAACTCATAACTCTGGTATTGAATATACTACAGGTGTAACTTATGTTGGGACTCCAGGATCAGTTGGCGCTTATACAGAAATAGTTGTTCCAGAGGGAGTTTCAAATTTATCTTATTATTGTGAAAACCATTCTGGAATGGGAGCCTTAGCTTATACTATTGCTTCAGTTGGAGAAGATGGCCAAGCTGATATTGATTTAGTAATTGAAAATGGTACTATTACTGGATTAATTATTAATGACGGTGGGTATGGTTATACTGATGCTAATGCGCAAGTAGTAACTGGTCCTTTAGATCCAGGAACTGGAGCGAATATTACTCTAAATTTAAGTACTGGTGATCTAAATACTCAGCAATCCAACGTAGAATTATTAGCAGTTGATGGATCGCTTAGCCATATTGTAATAGAAAATTCAGGAATTGGCTATACTAATGTTTCAGTAAATATTACTGGTGATGGAGAAGGAGCTGAAGCTACAGCAACATTTAATGCTAATGGTGAAATAGATAAAATTAATATTACTAATTATGGATCTGGATATTCTTATGCAAATGCTTCTATAATTGGAGATGGAACTGGAGCAGTGGTAAGAGCAATTATAGCTCCAAAGGGTGGCCACGGCTCTAATGCTCCTGACGAATTATTAGCTGATACCGTCTGTTTTTATTCTTCATTTGAAAATGATAAAGTTGCTGGATATAATTTTAATAATGATTATCGCCAAATTGGAATTATTAAAAACTTAGCTTCTGCAGGATCATTATTTAATAAATTTAATGGTGTACTTGGTTCTGCTTGTTATGGCATTGAAGTAGGAGCTTCTTTTAATACAATTAATTTTCCACTTGATTCTAAAGTAGTAACATCTGGCGGAACAAAAGAATTTAGAGTTGTTTCTAACCTAGATGGAACATTTGTTCTTCAATCATTAAATGGAAGCGTTGTATTACCAGGAGATGTACTGTATAATGAAGATTTATCAGATAGTTTTTCTGTAACTGGAGTTACTAATCCAAATGTAAATAAATTTTCAGGTGAAATGCTTTATATTGATAATAAATTAGCATTTACTCCATCAGACCAGCAATTTGTTGTATTTAGAACTTTCATTAAATTTTAAGTTATAAATAATTCTAATAGATTAACCTTAATCAGAGTGTAGTAAGAAATGACAATAAACTTTAATACTGATCCTTATTATGATGACTACGACGAAACAAAAGATTTTTATAGAATTCTTTTTCGTCCAGGTGTGGCTGTTCAAGCTCGTGAACTTACACAAATTCAAACAATTCTACAAAAGCAAGTCAGTAGAGTAGGTGACCATTTATTTAAAAATGGTTCACAAATTATTCCTGGTTCTGTCAATGTAGATAATGAAGTTCATTTTGCAAAATTAGATTCAACTTATAACTCTGTAGAAGTTACCACATATCTTACTAACTTTCAAAATAAAATTATTAAAGGCGTTACTTCTGGCGTAAGTGCTGTTGTATTAGATTCTTCTGAGTGTGGATGTGTTATTGATGGAACCGTTCCTACTCTTTATTTTAAATATGAATCAACTGCTGCAGATGGTGAAACAAAAAGATTTATTCCAGGCGAAGACTTAATTGCGTATGCTGTAGATAATACTACGCAAAATAATTATAGACTTACTGAAGATCAAGGCGCTGATATTGGTGTAACTATTCAAGCTCCAGTTGGCAATACAACTTATACAAATAATCCAGATACCGACGTTATTGGTAAAGGTTATGTTGTAGAAGTCAAAGAAGGTATTTACTATATTGATGGATTGTTTGTCAGAAATGATGAACTGCATTTATACACTGGTAGATTCTCTAATAATCCAACTGCTAGAATTGGTTTTAAAGTTATTGAAACAACTGTTACACCAGAAGAAGATACTACACTTCTTGATCCAGCTCAAGGCACATATAACTATACAGCTCCTGGTGCTCATAGATATAAAATTGCTTTAGAACTTACTGAGCTTCCAGAAGAATCTTCTGGTGCAGATAATATTAAATTTATTGAATTAATTCGTATTAAAAATGGCCAAGTTCAAACTAAAGTATCTAGAACATCTTATGCCGAACTTGAAAAAGCTATGGCGCGTAGAACGTATGATGCCAATGGTCACTTCGAAGTCAATAAATTTAAACTTACAAAACGTGAGCATTTAGATGATGGTACAAATAACGGTGTTTATGAAGCTCCAGATGGAGATGAAAATAAGTTTGTAATGGCAGTAGATCCAGGGCGTGCATACGTTTATGGATATGAAGTTGAAGCAATTGCAACAACATTTGTAGACTTTGATAAAGCTCGCGGAGAAGATCATACTACAGAATTAGAAAATCAACCAATTGGAACTCCTCTTGGTAATTATGTTTTAATTGATAACCTTAAAGATGGTTATCCTAATTTTGAAACATTTGAACAAATTTCTTTAGTAAAAAAATATACTGCATTAGATCAAACATCTCACTTTGCTCCAAGCTCTCTAAGTGCTAATGACGAATTAGTGGGTACTGCTAGAGTAAAGTCTTTTGAACTACACTCTGGATCTTATGCTTCTAATCCTGTATTTAAACTAGGTTTATTTGATATTCAAATGAAACCCGGTTATTCGTTTACAAATGACGTTCATGGTATCAGAGATCCTAATGCAAGTGTTGGCAGCCAATGTTGGGGAGCTAATATTGTACCAGAATCAAATGAAGGATTTGTAACAGGAACAGCTACAAATGATGTCGGCCAAACAGGGACCGGTACATTTACAATTACCGGTACAGGTACTCTATTTAGCAGTGAATTTTCTGTTGGAGATGTTGTTCTTGTAGATGGACAAGTTGCTGGGCAAGTTTCAACCGTTAATTCAAACACTGAAATGGTTGTCCACAATACTACTGAAAATGCAATAGTACTTCAAGGTAGAGTTCAAAAAGCAAAAACTGTTCTTCAAGATTCAGAATATCCAAACTTGATTTATCCTGTTGGTTATCAGTATATCAAATCTCTTTATAATCTTGATGGCACACGTGAAGGTACATTAAGCGTTCGCAGAATTATTAATGAAACGACAGATGGTTCTGGAAACTTTTCTCATACTCTTGCTCAGCAGGGAGAGACATTCCTTTCTGACCAGGATTTAGAAAATTATACTTTATTTGACTCAAATGGTGATGTTGTAAATATTACATCTGGTGATATTTCTTTTGATAATGATTCAAACAGAAAAACATTAACAATTTCTGGTTTGTCTAATAATGTTGGATATACATTAGTTACTACAATTAGACAAAGTGGTACCATTGGTGCTGAAAAAACAAAAACACTACAAGCTGGATTTGAAGAAACAATTACAGGTAAAAAATCTGTAACTGGCTCTAGAATTACTTTATCAAAGGCTGATGTTTTACGTATTACTAACGTAGAAGTTACACCTGGTGATTTTGATAATTTTGATCCTGCTAATTCAATTTCAATTTTAGATAACTATACATTAGATGATGGTCAAAGACCTACTCATTATCAAGCTTCTGCTTTAGTTCTTAAAGCTGGAAAAAAGGTTCCTCAAGGTGCTATTAAAGTAACTTATGATTACTTTACACACTCAACTGCTGGTAACTATTTTACAGTTGACTCTTATACTCGTCCTGATAATCCAGGTATTGGTATCTCTTACGAAGAAATTGGAACTACAAATTTTGATAATGGTGAATCTGTAAACCTAGCAGACGTAGTAGACTTCAGACCAATTATTTCTGGCGACAACACTACATCGCCTGAACTCCCGGCCATTGGAACTGATCTAACAACTGATTTAGCATATTATATGGCTCGTATTGATAAGCTTCTATTAACTTCAAAAGGTGAGTGGAAAGTTATTAAAGGTGTACCATCTGTAGATCCGCAAGAGCCTGCTGATTCAGACGCAGGTATGATTATTGCTACAGTGTTTATTCCACCATATACTGCTCAAGTTGGTGATGTAAAATATCGCCAACGTGATAACCGCAGATATACATTTAAAGATTTAGGTCAAATGGAACGCCGTATGGCTTCTATGGAAGAATATGTTGCTCTTGACCAATTGGAAAAACTAACAGCTGATTTACAAATTACAGATCCAGTAACAGGCATTGATAGATTTAAAAACGGATTTATTACTGATCAATTTACTGGTCATTCTCTTGGTGATGTAAAAAGAGATGATTATAGATTTGCTGTAGACTCTGCCAATAAACTTGGTAGACCAATGCACTTTACATCTTCACTAGATATTATTGAAGATATTTCTTCACAAGCAGAAAGAGCTTCAGCTGGCTATCAAAAAACCGGTGATGTTATTACTTTACCTTATACCGAAGAATCATTGGTATTCAATCCATATGCATCTAGAGCAATTGATGTTAACCCATATAAAATTGGTGCGTTCAAAGGTGAAATTACTCTAAATCC